AAGAAGTAATCTTTTTGAGCGAGAAGTATGGTGGTGGTGGCATAGAAAGATACATTGAATATTTAATAGATCATCGTAACACGAGATCCGTGGAGCGTGCCTTATGGCAAGCAAACGATGATTTAAAAGCAAGTAAACCAGCAGAAGAGATTTCTCAGACATTTGTAAACACCATTGCAAAGTCACTTTCTCAAAGAAAGGGCGTGGTAACTTGTGGTGCAGCAAGCAAAGAAGCATTTGCAGAATTTCTTGAAGTGGATGCAGGTGGTACGCAAGCAATCCCCACAGGATTGGAAAAGCTTGATGCTATTCTTGGAGGTGGATTCAAGAAAGGTAGCTTGTACGTCCTTGCAGCACGCCCAGGAGTAGGAAAGAGTGCATTAGCAATACAGATGACCTACGAGACTGCAAAGCGTGGCCTGCGTGCAAGCTATGCAAGCTTGGAAATGTCATCATCTGAATGTGCTGGTAGATTACTTTCCAATGCAAGTGGTGTACGCAAGCCTACAGGCAAGGGGTTTCTCAATGCAGGTCATAAGCAAAAGCTAGAGACACAAGTGCAAGCAATGCAAGGTTGGCCTATTACATTCAAAGATGATAACCAAGCCACCATGCAAAGTATTGAAGCATTCATTGCCAAGCAAAGGCTTGAAGGTGAGCTTGGTTTAATCGTAATCGATTACTTGCAGCTACTCTCCTCACCTGGGCATGACTCACGAGTGCAAGAGGTTAGCCACATTTCTCGATCCTTGAAAGCGATTGCAATGGAATACGAAGTTCCTGTTCTTGCCCTTTCTCAACTCAACAGAGCATTAGAAAGTGCTAACCGCAATCCCATGCTCTCAGACTTGCGTGAGTCAGGTTCGATAGAGCAAGATGCAGATTGCGTGCTTCTCATGCATCGAGAAAAAGAAGTAGATCCCACAACTGATGATATTATTTGCAATGTTGCTAAGAATAGAAATGGAGAAGTGCGTGCAACCAAGCTAACTTTTACCAAGCCAACCGGGCGTTTCTCAACACGAGTAGAAACAAGATTGCATGATAAGAAACCATTTTAGCATCAAAGCAGACTACATGATGTTACAAATGATGCCAAATGAAGCCCAGGAAGGCATCTAATCGTGCGTTTCGTGATTGATACAGAAAAGTACGAGTATGGAAAAGAAAACGATTTCTAGACCCCTTCTTGAGGATTTGAGGAGTATTCAATTTCTTCATCATTTGGTAAGCCAGCAGTTTCTCGTATCACTTTACGCTGCATCTCTTGCAATTCCTGCAAGGTTACTTCTCTACCTGCTTTCTTGAGAGCAGCTTGCAACTCTTCAAGACTATCTTTACCTGAGTTGTCCCATGGGAATGCACTCATGCTGGTACTCCATCCTTTCCAATAGCTTGGTTCTGCACTTGCTCATTATAATCTAGCTTTGCGTCCATGCCACTACGCAAGAACCTTCTTGCACGCTTGCCATCTTTACCTTGCTTCTCTGCCATTTCTCCAATGGTAAGTGACTTGATTGGTCTTGCATTATCTTCATTGATAAATGGAAGCATGATAAGATCCGGCTCAACCCCAAACTTATTTGCAGTTGCAAGCACTAACTCATCAGATGGTATGTGACCAGGTTCTTGGTGTAGTTTAACTGATTCAATTGCTTTTTGTAAATTATTCATACTGGTACTCCTTCCCTGCAAAAAGTATTACCCCAAGTATCCAGCAGTTCGTCAAGGTTGTCATCACCTTCAACATGCTTGTACATCCGGGTTTCTACTTCTTTGATAAATTTATCATTATCTAATATTGATTGCGCTATTTCTCTTCCGTGATCTTGAGGAAATTCATTCTCATTTGCATAGTGTCCGTAAATTGTGCATTCCATATTGTCTCTGTAACTTGTTGTTACTGTTTCCATGTAGTATTGTTTCATAGTATATTTTTAGTTAATTTGTTTCTTGTTTCTCTTTGTCCACCAGGCAAGCACTTTCGGCACGAATTTCATCGCTATGAAGAGCGCCATGCCAAGTGCGAGCTTGGGTAGTAGGTCATTGTTGTCTTGTTTGCTCATAAAGCTGTAACTAAAGCTGTTAATTCTTTCACTTCGTAAGAATCTAAAATTTCAGAATCAATTACTTCGTCAAGCCATTCATACTTATCTTCCTTGAATGGTATCAATTTGTTCAATTCATAAATTAAACTAGTTGCAGATTTTAGTCCCGGATAATCCCTGACAGCTTTATTGATTTTTTCGTAGTTCATAGTTCTTTACTCGCTTTCCATTTGTAATAGTCCCATTTTTTTGTGGGCATTTCTTTATTGTAAATCCAATTCAAAATTTGAGGTGGCATGTAATCCCAACTTGCTAGAATATCCTTGGCATCTGAAAGACTAGATGCATTTGCATTGATGCGATATTTCTCGCCCTCGTAATTGTAAACCCTTCCGAAGTAAATCATTAGTTAAACCTTTCCAATTGTGAAATCAAAAATAGGATTTGTTCCTTTAATAATTTCTTCAATTTCAATGGCCGTAAAAATATCTGTTTTAAATAAAACATCATTCTTATTTCTCTTAAAATATACCTTGTAAAATCCTGGTATATCTACGCCACCCGGTTTATGTTTGTGCTTGGCAATTGCTCGCCAAGTTTGCCCTTCTTTATCTTTAAGTTTGAATAGTGTTTTCATGCTGTTTCTCCTTCAACCTTGTCCAGGATTGCTTGCAAGTTATCTCTTTCGAGATCCGCGCCACTATGGCCTTCCATGATTAATGTACTAAGCAATTTCTCAAAGAGTTTGCACTGCTCGAATAGCTCCGGTGCTGCTGCAATTAGGCGGGCGTTTGCGTCAATTTCTCCTTGTGTTTTATCTTGCCCAGCAATTGAACCGCATTGAATCCCGTTTTGCTCCATATGATCAGGTAAGGAAACAACATGACCAGCCCAACGCCCTGCATAATTTCCATCTTTCTGTTTAGGCCAATTGCCATCAATTGATTTAGATTCAATCCAAATGCCATGAGTCGATCGTGACGTTGTCCATGGCCCAGGTGTAAATGTTACTTGTTTCTCGCTCATAATTATATCCTTGTTTGTAATTGTAATTGTAATTTAAGTTGTTTCTCCTTGCATACTGCATGCATGCATGCCCCCGTTTCACGGGGCCTTGCCACACGCTTTGCACGCTCCCTTTGCTCCCTTTGTTTCCGTGCTTTCTCGCCTATCTCAATCAATTGTTTGAGCGCTTCCGGGAATATCTCGCTTGCGTGTTTCAATGTATTTCCTCCATATGGTAACAATCATCTTCAACATCATCAGGCCACGCATATTGCTTGTCTACATTTGGCCCACTTGGGCCATGCGATCCTTTGCTTTCTTCTTTATTTAATGCTGGTTTCTCCTTTGTAAGTATTCTTTCCGCAAGTTTTGTGCTTTTGTGTAAAGTCAGGAAGCCAAAACAAGCACGCAAGTTACTTGCTAAAACATGCTTGTTCTCATGCATCATGCACATGTTAACATAACCTTTACCAAAAACACTTTCTTCGTTGTAAATGTCTATAAAGTCTAGCACGCCATTTTTTTGACGTGTCCATTTAAAGTTATCTAATTTCATGCGTTGTTAGAGTAGTTAATATTTTGCAAGTTTGCCGGATACTCTTCCTCGTGTATCTCGTTCAGTCTCTCTTCTGCTTCTTTATAAACTTTTTTTGCGTCAAGATAGTCAGCAAGTGAGTATTTATACTTTCCCTCGCTTGTATTTTCCGCATCCCATATCAAAGACCAGACATTGTCTTGCTTTGTACGTAACAATAATTTTTCTGTAGAAATGTTCATGCTAGTTTCTCCTTTGCATAATGATTACGGAAATCAATGGCTTTACCATCAATGTGAGTTGAGTCATACTTGCTACTTGTAAAGTAACATGCGTTTGGGAATTTAGCTTGGTAATCGCAAGCTACACGTTCAGCAGTAAACCAATCATTGCAATGTGTTATAAGATATCTCCTACCAAGATACTCAACAGTAACATTGATGGCGCTATAGCTAGATGGTTTTAATTCTCTTAATGTCATGCTAGTTTCTCCTTTTTGCTTTAATTGTTTGTATTGCTAACCAAGCGCCAAGTATGGCGTAAGGTGCGAGTATGATTATGCTAATTTCGTAGTGTGACATAGTATTGAAATTTAGTTGTTTGTAGTTTGTAAGATTAATAATCTTTGCTTGCTGCAATCCTGCTGGCTTTCATTACATGCGCTGGTATTTCTTCACTTGTAAGGTCAAGGGCCGCAAGCGCGTCCCTTGTGTTGCCTGTTATGCAATATTCATGATTGCAAAGTTCGTAAGTAAGCGCATCTTGCAAAAAAGTTTCATCCTTTAGCGCTTCTTTCATTTCCTTATTGCTTGTTTCAAACAATGTATCCAGCGCGGCTTCTCTGGATTTGAGCAAAAACATACCAGCGCTGCACTGTATAATATCTAATTTGCTTGCGCCAAGCTTTGCAAGGCCCGCGTCAAACTGTTTATTATCGAAAGCAAAAAAGATGCCTTCAAAGTTATTTAAAGCGCTTTGCTGCGCGTCTTTAAGTTCTGAATATTTCATTTTGTAGTAATTTTTGAGTTAGTAAGTAACAAGCAATCTCGCTTGCATGGAATACAACAAAACACAACAACTACACAAAGTCAACTTATTTTGTAGTTAATCGTAACCTAACTAATAAAAGCTTGCATGCTTGTATGCATGCAGCATGCAGCATGCCCCCGGTCCACGGGGCAATGCAACACGCAAAAAAACTTTCATGCAATCTTGCAAACTTGTTACCTGGTATCCTTGCAAACAAGTAGCATGAAATTATGTGGCGTGGGAAGCATGGGAAGCATGGAAGTATTAATGCAAGGAAGTTCGGGGAAAAAGCACGTGGGAAAGCATTCCTCCCTCATGCAAGAAAATGTAAGTATGCGTTATATGTATTTATACTAAGTAAATATTAAGACTGGATTGTTTAAACCAAGCTTGCAATCAATTGACCTGGACCATGCAATCGCACGCAATCATGCAATCTTGCCAAGTCAAACCACGCAATCCCAATATTCATGCATACCTTGCAATTTCTAACAAGAAGTGCGACCCTCATTTGACGTTATAAATAGACGCACGCAACGCACGCACCTGGGGGGGGCGGGGGTGCGCCTGCGCGCCTGCGTTCTTTCTATATTATTATCACCCCCCGCATAACTTTTTTTGCAATATTGCCCCCTCGTTGGGGGCGTTGTTTGCCCATGGTTATGATAGGGTGAATGCCCCCATGTTTGATTGCTTCATACCCCCCTACCCCCCATACAGCATGGCCTCGAATCGAGGCGTATGGTATTGTAGTTTGAGTTAGTAGGAATGGAGTGTGATCTTACTTATCGATAGGTTTGTATATACGATGTCCTGCATGGA